GAATTTAAAGAAAATCTCCAAAAGACAATAGAAGACCTCTCAAACAAAAAACAGGAAATCGTTCATTACGATTTTGCCTATTCCTTACTTAAGGACGATGGCGTTAAGACGAAGATTATTAAGAAGTATCTTCCGTTCATAAATCAGCAGGTTAATCGTTATTTGCAGATGATGGACTTCTTCATTAATTTTAAACTTGATGAAGAATTCAATGAAACTGTTGAGTCACCTATCCATGAAGATTTTTCATATTCCTCATTTAGTGAGGGTGAAAAAATGAGGATAGATCTTGCTCTACTCTTTACTTGGAGAGAGGTAGCAAAACTCAAAAACTCCGTGAATACTAACCTGCTGATTATGGATGAGGTATTTGATTCTTCTCTTGATGGATTTGGTACTGAAGAGTTTCTCAAGATTATACGTTATGTTATTAAAGATGCTAATATTTTTGTAATTTCTCATAAGTCCGATTTACATGACAAATTTGAAAGTGTCCTTCGTTTTGAGAAGGTCAAGGGTTTTTCCCGTAAAGTGTCTTCATAGACCTAAGAACAATGAACACTCCAAACTGGCAGCACCATTCCAAGAAGGAGCAGAAGCGAAAACTGAAACCGAAGGCACTCCGACAAGCAAAGGCACGTCGCCAAGCACTCAAAAAGCGTCTCCATCAAAGAGATGCTTCTTTTTTATAAATATTTAAAAAGTATTTGTAAAAATGGACGCACAAGAACTTCGCAATCTCCAAGAAGCATATTTGGAAGTTGTTGAAAATCAGCAACTTGATGAAGCAGATAGAATAGACAAAGGATTGTCTCCTCTTGTAAAAAGACAAGTAAGAAATGATCGTATTAGAGATGAAGTTAGTTCAAGAGATCCTGATGCACATACTGAACCTGAATTGGAAAAATCACGAAGAGTGATGCATAAAGCAATGAGGGGACAAAAAAAACCAGAAGCAAAATCAAGACCTACGGGTCCTGGTAAATATGGTGCTATGCAAAGAAGAGGAATGTCTATCAGCGACAAGTTTAGAAAAGAAGTTTTGAAAAGAAAAATGAATGAAGAATATGATATTTACGATCTCATCCTCTCATACTTACTTGATGAAGGATATGCTGAAACACCAGAAGCAGCAGAGGCTATTATGGTGAATATGAGTGAAGAGTGGAGAGATAGTATTATTGGTTGAGACCAGTTACCAAACTGTCCACCAGGAGGTCGCAAGACCTCTTTTTTTTGTATGATACTTTCATACGCAACAAAGCAATGACCGTCAAGCACGAAATCAAATCTCAACTTGCTAAACTGCTTGCCACTGAGGATTTGGTGGTAGAGCACAAGAAAGTAGAGACCGCTTGCTTCAATGTCCACACTCGTGTGCTGACACTGCCGATGTGGGAAAAGGCAAGCAACACTGTGTATGACCTTTTGGTTGGTCACGAAGTGGGTCACGCACTTTATACTCCTGATGAGGATTGGTTGAAGGAGTACAAGATTCCTCCACAGTTTGTGAACGTGGTTGAGGATGCTCGCATTGAGAAACTGATGAAACGTCGTTATGCTGGTCTGGCAAAGACTTTCTTCAATGGTTATAAAGAACTTGCCGATGAAGACTTCTTCCAAATCAAAGATGACAAAATCGAAACCTATAATCTTGCCGACCGTGCTAATCTGTGGTTCAAGGTTGGTAACTATGTAGATATTCCTGTTGAGAGAGGTGAAGAGACTGAAATCATCAATCTGATTGCTGATACTGAGACCTTTGCCGATGTGCTGGTGGCAGCAGAAGCACTCTATAAGTATTGTAAGCAAAAGCAGCAGGAAGAAACCAAGACTCCTATGGATAATCTGGAGTCACAGGATGGTGGTGCGAATCAGCAACCTGCCTCTGATTTTATCGACCAGCAGGAAGGTGAAAACGATCAGCCTGAATCTGAAGGGTCTGAAGGTGCCCCCTCTTCTGAGGAAAATCCTCAGCAGAAACCTCAACAGCAACCCACAAATGAGGGTGGTGAAAAAGATGAAGAACCTGAAGTAAAGACAATGGAGTCTCTGGAAGAGGCACTGAAAGAACTTGTCAATCACGATGGATATGAGAATGTCTATCTCGAATTGCCTAAACTCGAATTAGATAAAGTTATTGTCCCCAACCAAGAAATTCACGATAATTGTAAGAATTCTTGGGATAGTTTTCTTGAGGAGAGGGAATATTCTTACGAAAATATCTTTGGTCAAGTTGATAAGGAGTTTGTAGAATTCAAACGGTCGGCACAGAAAGAAGTCAACTATCTGGTGAAAGAGTTTGAGTGTCGCAAGGCAGCAGATTCCTATGCCCGTGCCACAACTTCCCGCACTGGGGTATTGGATTGCTCCAAACTTCATACCTACAAATACAATGAGGATATTTTCAAGAAAATAACCACCCTTGCCGATGGTAAGAATCACGGTCTGGTGTTTATTCTTGACTGGTCTGGATCAATGTCTGATGTGATGTTGGATACTGTCAAGCAACTCTTCAACCTTGTCTGGTTTTGTAAGAAAGTCAATATTCCCTTTGAGGTTTATGCTTTCACGACTGATTATCCATTGGTAAAGTATGATGAACAAGGAAAGGCAAATATGCGTGAGCTTGCCTACAAAAAGAAAGATGGTCTTGTTCAAGTTGGTGAATGGTTTTCTCTTATGAATCTTCTCACTAGCAAAGTGAATGGTAAAATTCTGGATGAGCAGATGAGGAATGTCTTTCGTCTTGCAGCTTCTTTCCGATATAACTCTCATGTTTACTATGTTCCTCCTTTGGGTATGGGTCTTTCTGGCACTCCTTTGAATGAGTCTCTGATTGCTTTACATCAAATTCTTCCCAAATTCCAGAAAGAAAACAAACTCCAGAAAGTTCAGTGTGTAATTCTGACTGATGGTGAAGGATGCATTCTCAAGTATCACCGTGAAGTCCAACGAAGATGGGAAGATGACCCTTATCTGGGTACGGCACATATTGGGCCAAATGCTTTTATTCGTGATCGTAAAACTGGAAAAACTTATTCATGCAGTTGTGATTATTATGATTTCACCAATATCCTTCTTCATAATCTGAGAGATAGGTTTACTGACATTAACTTTATTGGTATTCGTGTACTCCAATCCCGTGATGCTGGACATTTTATTCGACATTACTGTGGATATTATGGTAAAGAGTATGATAAGGTGATGGGTGCTTGGAAAAAGGAAAAGGCATTTACTATCAAGACCTCTGGATATCATTCTTACTTTGGTCTTTCTTCAGCAACTCTTTCTCAGGAATCTGAATTTGAGGTTGCTGAATTTGCCACAAAATCGCAGATTAAATCTGCTTTTGCTAAGAGTCTTAAGACCAAAAAAATAAACAAACGCATTCTTGGTGAGTTTGTAGAACTAATTGCTTGATAAATATTTTTATAGTATAGGTACTAAAAATGTCTAGGTTTGGAGAATTATTGGGAGGTAAAAAAGTCGCACCAGCAATTGTTGCTGGTGTCAATAAACTTATTGAAAAATCGTCAAAAGAAATTGTATCCGAAACTGTAGTTGAAGAAGTTGTCGAAGAAAAAATTGTTGAAGAAGTATTTAATGGTGTTGATATTGATTTTCATTCTATGAGCAAAAGGGAACTGGAATCTTATGGTAGAACTGTAGGTATTGAGTTGGATAGGAGACATAGTAAAACGACTCTCATTCGGGAATTAGAAGAGCACATTGCCAATTCTTGAACTGTCCATTGGGGGTCACCGTGGTCCCTTTTTTCTTGTATAATAACTTCAGTTGAAACAAACAACATCATGCCAATTTCCATTGATTACATTCGCACTTCTCTTCAAGCAGCTTATGGGGAGACCATTACTGCTGCTGATATCCGTGCCTGGTGTGCAATGAATGGTTCTAACTATCAAACTGTATCCAATAAACTTTCCAATTATAAAGTTGGTCGGGGTAAATGGAAATTGACCATCCAAGAGGCACGAGAACAGTTTGAGCAAGTTGTGAAAGCACCAGATGCTTTGCCTATTATTGAGCAAAATCTTATTCCCGAAAAAGATGATACCTTCGTCAAGTTTGGTAGTTTTGGGGACCTTAAAAAAATTATTCAGTCCCGTCTTTTTTATCCGACGTTCGTTACAGGTCTGTCGGGTAATGGTAAAACGTTTTCTGTCGAGCAAGCATGTGCTCAACTGGGACGTGAACTCATTCGTGTAAATATTACTATTGAGACTGATGAAGACGATCTTATTGGTGGTTTCCGTCTTGTCGATGGGGCAACTGTTTGGCATAACGGACCTGTCATTGAAGCACTTCAACGAGGAGCAATCTTGCTACTCGATGAAATTGACCTTGCTAGCAATAAAATCCTCTGCCTTCAGTCCATCCTCGAAGGTAAAGGTTTGTTTTTGAAAAAAGTTGGAAAATACATCAAACCAAAGGAGGGATTCAATGTTATTGCAACTGCAAATACTAAGGGTAAAGGCAGCGATGACGGTCGCTTTATTGGCACCAATGTTCTCAACGAAGCATTCTTGGAACGATTTCCTGTAACTTTCGAACAAGATTATCCTACCCCTGCCCAAGAATCGAAGATTGTAGTTAATGTTGCAGAATCTCTTGGTGTTTCTGATGGAGATTTTTGTAAACGTCTTGTTGACTGGGCAGACATTATTCGTAAAACTTTTTATGATGGAGGAATTGATGAAATTATCAGCACTCGTCGTCTAGTTCACATTATTCGTGCCTACAGCATTTTTCAAGATAAGGCAAAAGCAATTCAAGTCTGTGTAAACCGATTTGATGATGAAAC